ATCTTTTTTCAATATATCAATTCGTTTTTTAATGCCACGGACATCATCGAATGTCAACCTGTATTTTACACCGTATGCCATATATTATCCTATTCTATTTTTTTGTCTTTCTGCGCGTTGTAATGCCAATACTAAATCCTGACCTCTAACAACAAATTCACCGGTTAAATTCATATTTCCACCTGATCCTGTATCCATCATTCCTTGCAATTTATTTAATGGTGCAATAACCTCCGGATTTGATTTTGCGCCCGGATATTCACCCATCAATCCCATTGTTGGCCCTGATACTATACCACCTGCTGCAAACTTTGGAATCGCTGCAAATGCTGATAATACACCACCAACCGCTGTTGCGATAAATGCCGGTGTTGTAAATACAGCTGCCGGCCCTGTGGCTGCTCCTGATGCTGTTGCACCTGCTACGGCATTGGCTGTCGCGCGTGCCTGATTCATTATAATTTCCTTTAATACAATTTGGCCCAATTGCAATACTGTACGCGCCATTCCTTGCAAAAATCCTTGCAATCCGTTTGTTGCTTGGCCAAATGATTGCATAATTGAATCCCCTAAAACACCAAATGCTTGTGAAACACCATCCGCCATTGCTTGGCCTTGTGTCATGATTTTATCGTATTCAATTGACAACAATGCTAAATTTTCCAACTGTGTTTTTGTTGATTGCGCAATCTGCTGATCCATCAATTGGAAAGGTGTTAAAATTGCACCTGTATCAATTTTAGTTCCTGCAAAATCAGGCATTTTTAAATTTTCCTGTGGTGCTAAACCACGCAATGCCAATAATTCTTTGTGAAATTCTAATGTTTTATCACGATGATTTTGAACATCATCAGCTAATGACAACAATTCTTTTTTAATCTCTAATGTTGTGTCCTTGGTTGCTTTTGCTGTTCCCATCCCACCAATTACAGAATCCAATGCACCATCAGCAACACCATTTTGATTTTGATTCTTTAACTGATCCAACATTGATCTGTTGGCTTGTAAAGTATTAATTAAAGCATTTTTTGATTTTAATAATGACTTTTCATCAACGACAACCGCTTGACCAAATTGTCCGGGTTTAATTCCTTTTGATTGGCTTATCTGTTTATCAATTGCACTAATTTGATCATAAATAGCTTTATTTTTAGCATAAATTGATTCTACTGAATCATTTTCAGTTGCAACAACATCTTTATTGTTTTTGACTAATTTAATTTGCGCTGTTGAATAATCATATGCCGATTTTGCTGCATATCCCAACATTGTTGCCAAAACTGCAATTGCTGATCCACTTCCTACTGTTAAATTAAATCGTGTCGCTGCCGCTGTTAATAAATTAAATCCTGCGACCATTTTAGGAATAACTGATCCGGCAATGTATAACATTGGCCCTGTTACCGCCGCAAATCCTGCTAATGCTAAAATTAAAGTTTTTGTACCCGAATCTGCTTCACTTAAATATTTAACAAATCCATTTAATGCTGTTACAACTTTTGTGACTGTTGGCAATACTATTTGTCCAAATTGCGTTCCTAATTGTTTCAAACCTTCTTGAAACATTCGCATTTGATTTGCTGCACCTCCTTGTGTACGAATAAAATCACCTTGTGCATTTGCCGCAGAACTTAAAATATATTTATACCTTAAAATTACTTTTTCAGCTTGTGTCATTTCTTCATAGGATTTTTTGATCCCATTTGCCATGGCCCACAATTTTACATTTTCTTCCTGCATTGCATAACCCAATCGTTTCATTGATTCGGTTTCACCGGTAAAAATTCCTGTCAATGCTGTTTGTGCAACTTCCAATTTGACATTTTTGAATGATGCTAAATCACCTGCTAAACCAACCAATGATTTTGACATTTCTGCCGCCTGTTTGGTATTCAATCCCATTGATGTGGCCATATCACCAAAATTGGATGCCATATCCAATGCAGTACCTTCGGCAATACCAAATGATGTCATTGTAGTTTTAGCAAATGATTTAATTTCATTTGCTGATGATTTAAATGCAACTTCAACTTTGTTCAATGATTCATTTAAATCTGATGCAAATTTGACAGCAGCAGTTCCTGCAACAGCTAATGGTGCTGTAATTGAAAATGACAATGTTCTACCAATGTCTTTCATTTTGCCACTAAATGCAACTAATTTCCGTTGCGCATCAGATAATGCCTGATCCAATCCTTTGGAATCGCCATTGATGTTTATTCGTAATTCTCTTTCTGCCATGATTCAAAATTAAAGAAAAAACCAACCCATTATTTGGATTGGCTTTTTTCAATTTGTTTTAAAAATGCCTGCAATTGTTCTTTTGATGACTTTGGTGATCCCTTATCCAAATAAACATCCTGTGGCAACGGAAATAATTTATCAGGTGTTATGATTTGAGATCGTTTTTTTGCTTGGCTGTTCACAATCATTGTTGAAACATATCTGTGCATTTCCCAATGCAAATTGACATTAACACTCCATGATTCCCCTAACAACGCGTTTTCCTTCCATGTATTTATCCAAAACTGATCCGGCGAAATTCCAACCTGCCCAATATAAAAATCAAGCATGGAATCCCATGTTAGGGGTTTTTCGGCTTTGGGTTTTTTGTTGATTTTTCGACATTTCTGCGCACACCGGCATTTAGATCATTGCCTAAAATTCGCGATTCTAATAATGTGTTTACAATCATTTCAACAGATTCATTGTTCACATCATCCATCCACACACCAACATCAAATTGATCATAATCAATGACCTGTTTGTTTTCCTGATCATATGCAACTAATCCTGCATAGATCATGGCGCGCAATGTTGTCAATGATAATCCGGATCCTAAAATTTTATCAATTTCAGAAATTGAAAATCCTGCCGCTTGTTCAAATGCGGCCCAAAAATTCATGGAAAAATGTAATGTTCGATTTTTACCACCAATTTCCAATTGGCAATAACCGCGTTTGTTGTTCACTTGCATTTTATTTATGATTAGATTTAAACATTTAAACCCTACACCAAATTAATGATGTAGGGATTTTTTATTAGCAATTAGTTAAAATTAATTAACTGACTTTGTAATTGCACCTGTTAATGTAATTGTTCCGCTGAATGTAACGGCTGCTTCCATTTCTGCTGTTTGCTCTAATGAAGAAATGAAACCCTCTGCTGTATAAATTGAATCACCTGTTGCCGCTGTACCAAATACACATGTTACCTGTGTGCGCGCAATTAAGAAATCCAATAATTGTTCCGCGTTGTTAGCATCTGAATAATCAACTAATCCATCAAATGAAATTTCACCTGATTTCAATCCTGCCAATGATTCTGACCAACCTTGTGAATCCTTTGTTGTTGCATCAGCCATGTCATTTGAAACAGACAATGTGCATGATGTTGTGTGACCTACTACTGTTCCTTCTACTTTCAACAATAGATTGGTGCCGTTAAATACTCCCGATGTTGCCATATTTTTTGTTAATTAATTCCGTTTTATTTTTGACAAATATAAATAAAATCATTACACATTTTGCCACGCGATATTTACATTTTCCCAATTGGTGAAAACCAAATTCCATGGCAATCTTGGCTCGAAATAAACACGGCCATCAATGATCATGTCAACACCATATGAAACAGCATTTTCGGCCTCTGCAACCTGCTCAACATCTGTGACATATCCACCACCAAAATAAAACATTGATGCGCCCTGAAATACAAATTTTGTGTATTTACGCGTGATCAATAGATTTACCAATTCTTCGTAATTGAATTGATCTGAATAATCAACTAATCCTTCCAATCGTAATTTGGCCGTTCTTTTGCCGGCGATTGCTTCATACCATCCACCAGAATTTTTATTGGAACATTCAGCCACATCCAATGACATTTGCAATGATGCATTTGTCGAATGGCCTATGGCAATATCATTGTCATAAATGATGATGTTTGTTCCGTTAAAAACCATTCAATTACGGATTTGGTGATTCCCATGGCAATGGCAATACAACAATTGGCGGATTTACCAATGATTCAATTGTATTTGCCAATTGATCCTGCATTTGTGGTACATCCAAAACACCTTCTAACCATCCAATTACTTGGCTTTCAGTCAAATCAGCATATGGTGTGAAATCCGGCCCTGCAACCTCTGTAAATGATTGTGATCCGTACATGTCGGTGAAATACGATTCAAACTGTGCGCCATATCGCCAATGTACATTGACAACATAATCCTGCAAACCATCATAATTTGGTGCGCAATCCAACTGAACAATTACCCATGAATATGTGCATTCACTTGGTGTTACATTTCTATAATTCGACATCTTCGATATTTAATTTAAATTCTACACCATCAACCCATCCTGACAGAAAATCATAAATTTCCAATCCTTCCGGATTTAATACTTTAATTGGCTCATAATCAAATGATGATAAATTCAGTTCTTTTGATTGTTGTGCCAACTTCTTTGCACCTTCTTTTGTGAATTGGTATCCTCCCTTTTCATTTAGGATTAAATTACCATCCTTGTCAACTGATGCATTGTCCAATCGCAATTCCTCCGCCTTTTCATTGTATTCATCCAAAATTGGTTTCAATCTCTCTGCGATCTTGATTAATTTTTTTTGTCCTTTGGTTTTACCGCCTTGTGCAAAATGATTTAATGCACCTACCACCACGAACAATTCAGCATAATTTTTAGTCATTGTATTTATTGATTTGATTTGTACAAATTTATTGATTATTACCTTTCAATTCATCAAGTTCTGATTTTAATTCCTTAATGCTTGCAACCAATAAAGGAATTACATCTGTATAACTCAAATTCAAATAACCATCATTTGCGTTAATTGTAACGGCTTCCGGCAATACAGATTGAACATCTTGTGCGATTAGGAATGAACGACTAATTCCATTTGCATCTTTTTTATATTTACCTGTCAATGCTCTCAATGAAATAATTTTTTCTAATCCATTTTCAATTGGCGATAAATCAGTTTTTAAATTTTCATCTGACAAAGATGACCACGATGTCCCATTAGGTGCTAAATAAACTCCTTGCGTTTTTGCAGTAACACTAATACCACCTGTATCAGAACCATTGTAAATTAATAAACCTTGTCCTGTTGTTTGTAAATAAGATGAAACTAATGTTGCACTCGACCTTAATGCCAATGTCATAGTTGAACCATTGGTTATAGTCAATGAAACATGAGAAGGGGAATCGCCAATTGGTGTTGTTGTTCCGATTCCAACACTTCCATTTGATGTAATCCTCATTCTTTCTGCTCCACCTGATGTGCCAAATTTGATTGAAGCACCCGAAGCATCTGTCATTATATTCAAATCTCCAAAATTTGAATACATCCACGATTGATTTACACCAACCATTCCATAAGAATATGATGAGCCTGTTCGAAACAAACTTATAACATCATTTGTGCCTGTTGTTACACTAACACCATCAAATCCACCTGCACTTGGTGCTGACAAAACTGCTAATTTATAACTTGGAGAAGATAATCCAATTCCAACCCTTCCTGCTGATGTAATTCTTAATGCCTCAACAAATGAAATAATATTCCCTGCTGTTCCATTTGTTGATGTAACTGAAAAAATATGACTACCTCCCTGATTATTATACGCTGATGCAGCCTGCCCTGTAACTTTATAAATAAAATCCCCCGAATTATTTAAATAAGCATTTCCCAAAATAAATCCACCACCACCTGCCCCACTAAATACTGAAAATTGTGGCATTTCAATAGCTTTATAACCACTTATCCAAGCACTTGGATTAACTCCTATTCCCACATTGCCTGTATTATAATAAATATTAGAACCACTTGTGATCCATTGCGATGCACTACCTGTTGTCAAAATATTACCACTTGAATCAAAACCCAAATATCCTGCAATCGTTCCTGTGAATGATGATGCTGATGTGTATGATGGTGCAATCAACTGACCTGTTGATGTACCCTTTACATAGTTTATTAACTCCGATAAATCAGTATTTTTTGACATCTTATTTTGATTCTAATAATTCGATTTTAGCATTTAATTCCTTAATTGATTGAATCAATACAGGTACTATTTTTGAATAATCCACCATTTGCATGTCTTTTCCATCTTTTATCCCTTCAACTGCATAAGGCAATATTTTTTGTAACTCATGTGCAATCACACCATCCATTCGCTGACCTGTTGATTTCCACTTAAAATCATAAACATTTATATTTTTAATTTTTTGTAAACCATTTAAAGATTGAAAATCTTCTTTTAAACGATAATCTGATGTTGTATTAAATGATGTTGATGATCCATTTGTTGAAATAGATCCTACACCGCCATAATTATATAGGAAAAAATGAAAATTACCTGTTTGGTTTATTTTATGTGCAAAATAACATTCTACATTTAATGTGGATGTTACACCAACATTTATTCCTGATGTTGCTACTTGGAATCCATTTGCCTGCCAATTTGTTGCAGTTTTACCAATTAATACATCACCATTTAATTGGATTCGCATTCTTTCGGAATTTGATGAACCTGTATTAAATGCTAAATATCCTGTACCATTATCGCCAACAATTTGTGCAATATTATTTCCACTACCATTTATAAATGTTAATGCAGGCTGTGATGCACCTCCTCCATCGTTAATGGCTCTAATTGCAATACCTGTGGCATTTGTGCCATCATTCATTATTACGGTTAATCTCTGACTTGGCGATGTTGTACCAATTCCAACATTACCCGATGGTGTAGCGGTTAAAACCGTTGTTGAACTACTTTCATGTTTTAATGTAAAATGAGTATCATTTAAACCACCTATACCTGCACCTAATCCCCATCTACCATTACCGCCATAAGTATCTTCAATCATCAATTTTGTACCTGTATTTCCATCTGCAACATGAAGAAATGCTTGCGGAGATGTTGTATTTATTCCAACCCTACCTGCTGATGAAATTACTAATCTATTTAATGCTGCATTATTATCATATATATAATAAAATCCACCTGATGTTCCTGTATAATATTCTCTTGTTTGGTCTTGTAAAATCATATATGCATCATTACCTGTTACGGTTTGAATACGAATATTACCACCACTTGTGCCACTTCCGTAAATATGTAATTTGTTTGTAGGAGATGATGTTCCAATACCTACATTTCCACCTGATAATATTCGCATCCTTTCGCTTCCATTTGTATAAAATACCATTGGATTAGCTAAATCAGAACTAATATTAAATTGGCCTTGTACACCATTAAATCCTATTGAGCCTCTTGTTACATTACTACTATTAAAAGTAATAATAGGGTATGTTGATTCATTAATTGTCAATATTGATGTCAAAGTTGATGTACCAATACCTACACTTGAACCATTATCATATATCAAAGAATTAGCTAAAACTGAACTACCTATCCATTTTGCGTGATAACCACTTGTTCCTGATCCTGTTATTCCACTTGTTAATGATGCTGTAAAATTTACAATGTCAATAATATCATTAACAACAGCACCAATACCCAAAACAACTGTTGTTCCATTTGTCGCTGTAAAATCTGAACTACTTAAACGCGTACCATTTACATAAACATCAACTAATCCAACGGTATATCCACCACTTATTGTGAATGTAGTTTGTCCGGCTGTTGCTGTAAATGTCGAAATATTTCGCATTCCTGATCCCGGTGTAATTGTCCATGATCTATCCGCTGACAAATCATATGATGTGCCATTGATTGACAATGTCCGTGTTGTTGGCACCGGTGTATATCCCAATGCACCTGTGACATCTGCGGATAATAATGTGATTGCACCTGTCCGTGTGTTAAATGATGAAACACCTGCCGTTACAGTTCCCCAACTTAATGTTGATCCATTTGTTGTCAAAAATTTACCGGAATTCCCTGTTTGACTTGGAAATCCTGCAACCCATGTATATGCATCATCCCAATTCGATTGCTTGATTGTAGTTGGCAATGAATAACCTGATGCAAATGTGATTGCTAATGTTCCCGATGTCGTAATTGGTGATCCTGTAATCGCAAATCCTGTTGGCACCGTTGCTGATACCGATGTAACCGTTCCTGATGATGTGGCAATTGTCCATGATCTGTCGGCACTCAAATCATACGATGTTCCGTTGATTGTTAATGTGCGCGATGTTGGCACATAACCTGCCAATGATGGCCCTGTTGAAACAGATCCATCAGCCATCAAATATTGTGATGATATTCCTCCTGTTTTCTTAATTGCTGTGGCAATAATTGATCCATTTGCTTGCAATATGTCAACCGTGTTGTCTGTTGTTGTTCCCAATAACATCCGGCCACCTGAATTGAATCGTGCGCGTTCAATATCCTCCACGATAACTGCAACAGAATGAAATGTTGATGTACCAACTTGAAACACGGAATTAAAGGTATTCATTGATCCCTTAATTGACATGTCATAATGATTTACACCTACATATCCGGCACCTGTTTTTCCACGAACAATCAATTGTGTTGCACCTGCAACATATGTTGGTGTTTGGCCAATAAATACATTGCCATCTGAATTGATGCCCATCTTTTCGGATGTAGATCCATTCGTGTAAAATTGAATGCCTTTCCCGGCCCTTGTGGCAACGATTGCGACATCTGATGAACTATCCAACAGCCATGCACCTGATATTCCAAAATTGGCCGTTTCTGTGCCATTCTGATATGCACTAAACGCGCCACCTCCGGATGTGCTATTATTATCAATGATAATTTTAGGATATGCTAACACACCTTTTACATGCAATGGCTGTGTTGGTGATGTCAAACCAATTCCTAAATATCCGGATGCATTTAAACGCATTCGTTCAACACTATTGGCATAAAATGTTATAAAATCATTTGCTGTATCAGATCCAATTTTAAATTCGCCTGTTGTATTATTTCTAAATAATAATCTGTTTGCGCCTGAATAATATCCTGATGTAATATTTACAGCAATATTCCCAACAACAGATAATTTATTCCCTGATGCAAATGCTGTATTAGATCCAATAATTATCTGTGTTCCATCTGTCCATGCAGGTGAATTTGGATAAAAATTTGTGTCATCATAAAATGGCAAATAACCTTGTGTTCCAACCTCAATTGCATCAACTGTATCATCTAAATTGATTCTTGCAATTCTTGGTTTTGTTGGTGTCGGAATAATTGATCCTGAATTCGGAATCGATAAAAATCCTTTACCGACATCTGTTGCGCCTATTGATGTGTAAATATTTTGATTTATCCATACAGGGCCGGTTAATGCATCATCATAAATCAAAACATCCATTGTTTGTGGATCCGTGATTTTTACATTATGCAATTCATCCAATTCATATCCGTTATCAACTTTTACAAATATTTTTCCATGAACTGCATGTGCATAAACTACCCAACCTATTATGATTGTGTGATTTGGTGCCTGTGGTTTTACCTTTGTTAAATAACCCGGATGTGTTGGCGATAAATATAAAATATCACCATCAACCCATGTTTCTAAACCACCATATGATTTGGCACCTGTGGTGTCAATCTTTTTGACTTCACCCGATGTTGTAATAAATCCTTCCTGATTATTAGCAATTGTTTCTGTTACAATACCAATTGTTGTTGCTGAATCTTGATCATTGTCGCCTTGTGCTAATACAACAGCTAATCGTTGTCCTTGTGCGCCACCTTCGGCAACTGATCGAATACGAACTGCGCGAAAATCTGATTCGGCTAATGTTGCACCTGTTTTATTTACAACGCGTAAAACTTCTTCCTGACCAATCTGCAATGTTACATTTCCACCTTTTAATTTTAAATCTGCCGTTCCATCTGAATCATTCCATGACATTGTTCCGACTGTTGTCGGTGTTCCTGTTGGTGTTGTGTCAAATGAAACAAATCCTGTTGTCAATCCCCATTCACCTAAATTTACAGACTGCAATGCACCTGTATATGGCACATATCCGCCACCGCCTCCACCACCACCATTGACAATATTCCACCAAATTTTGTTGATAGCTGTTAATATTGAATCAGATGATGTAACTGTTCCTGATACCGGTGAAAATCCTGTTAATAATGTATTTAAAACACGATTTGTTGTGAAATACAAATTGGTACCTTCCGGAATATTTGTTGTCGTTGTACCTGTTGGTAAATAGGTATTTGAATCCAACGATCCATCACCTTTTAAAAATTGGCTTGATGTACCACCTGTAACTTTATATTTATTGGCTCTTAAAAATCCGTTTTGGTCAATGAATACATTTGTTCCACCACCTAAACCATCAGAAATCTGTTTTTCACCTGCTGTTACAATATCATTGTCAATTAATTTTAACAATGCTTTGTATGTATCCGCAACTAAATGACCGGTTAATGTTGCCATGAATTAATTCCTTTTTTCTTGCAATTTAAAGAAATTTTGGCCTGAAATTTAATACGGCCCATCCCAATCCAATGGCAATCACAATCACCCACATCCATGTTAAAAAATTGGATGATTTTTCTGTTTTGTAAATGGTTTTGTAAATCACGCGATCGCGATATTCAATGCGCTGATTATGTTCTGAAACAAATGGATAAAACCGCACAATCGTTTTGATTTTGGTGCCATCTGACTTCATCACAATTGATCCCTGTGGCGCGTTAATCTTTGAATAAAATGTTGTCAAAATCCCGGATGAATCACATGGATTTGCAATGATAATGGTATCGTTTACCGCTTCGTATTTATGCACAATCCGTTCAACATAAATTGAATCATGTTTGATTTCCGATTGCACAACCTTATTTGATTTGCATGATAATAATGCAAATATTGGAATGATGATCATTAAATGTTTCATATTAATAAATAACCGTTTGAATCGTATTTTTTGGCTTTATGCAATGCTAATAAATCTGAAATCTGATACCCAAATGATTTCTGAAAATGGGGATAATCTGTGAAACGCCAATCTCCGCCCCAATCCCAACCATGTGATTTGAATATGTGAACAACCTGCATCCAATCAGGTTTTCCATCGCCATCAAAATCTGATTTAATATCCCAAACCGCTGTTTTGTTGTCAACGATTAAAACGATGTCCAATGCCAATCCGTAATTGTGATATGAATAACCACCTTTGGCATTTGTGACCTTTTTGCCGGCCTTTGTACGACCTATGCAATACAATTCATCCTGTTCACGGAATGTGCGCAATGTGTAACTAAAACGACAAAATGCACGGCCATTTAATGCCTCACATATTTCATCGTAAATTCCTGCGACCTCTGCGCGCAACTTCGGATGCATCAATTGAATCCGATCCAATGTTTTCTGATCCTTCATCGTAGTTTATTGATTGGTTATTTTCTTTTGTAAACTTTGACATTGTTGCCGATCCAAATGCAAATCCAATAATGGCCATCATTAAATCCTGCAATCCAAAATTATCAGGATGTTCAATAAATTTCCAAAAAACAATTCCGGATCCAACAATACTGATCAATCGTGTATGCGACCATTGACCGCGATATTTAAAAAAATCACTTATTGCGATCAAGAATTTCATTTGTTTTATGATAATAATATCGCGCTGCAAATATGGCTGATATAATTGCCGTAACTCCTGCAATTAATGAAACATATGCCTGTATTGATGCAATCGAAATTGTTGCTGATATGATGCTA